TTTGCCTGTCTATTCTTTGCACACGATGAGCGCGAGGACGTCTTGCACGTCTATCGGGAATACTACAAGACGGAGAAAACAAGCCTCGAAAACGGGCGCAATCTCAACAATATACAGCGGCGATACAATGAGGATTATCGTTGGACTGTAGCCGATCCTGAATCACGCGACGGACGCATGACGCTTATGAGAGAGTGCGGTATCGAAAACAAGCCAGCGCCCAAACACTTGGGAGTCGTTGAGACTATTAACTGGGTAAAAGAGAGACTTGCACTAGATGCAGCTGGCAAGCCGCACCTTGTGATCCATGACAATTGCAAAGCACTGATCAAAGAATTCAGGCTCTACAGGTGGGCAAAATCTGAAAAGGGCGACAGACCACACAAGGCGAATGACCACGCTTTGGACAGTTTGCGCTACGAAGTATCTTTTTTGAAGCGTTGGCAACTTCATCAATAGAGGATCAACAATGGAACAGACATATTTCAGTAAATGGCTCAAACAAATCATGAACCGCAACGACATCACGATCGAGCAGCTGGCAAACAGGGCGGGCGTATCTCGTAAAGATGTACGCAACTGGATACGGGGTCGAAGTATCCCGAAAACAGCCTATTTTGTATTCTTGCTCAAAGCACTCAGCCAGCTGACAGAGTGCGAAGAAGAGATCCTTTATACAAATGCAAGCACTGCGATCATGAGGGATTCATAAAATAAATACAAAAAAGTGTATAAACTTGTTGACATTGTATAAATATGTATATATACTAAGAGAGTAAGCAATGATGCATACAACAACAACGGAAAGACAATGCAAGTATTTACTGGACGATATGCAAGAGCAAAAGCAAACAACTATCTACATCAAGAAGATCGTGTATTCACTCACGTATTTATTGAAATCCATGATAAAAATTCTCAATACAGAACTTATGCAGTGGTCAATGAAGACATGATGAAAAGTATTTTTGAGTCAAAACTTAAAATTACAGTATTGAACTAACCAATCAACAAAGCAGGGGGGCAATCGCTCCCCATTCACAACAACGGAGCTAATTATGAAAAGATCTAAGAAAGAAAAATCTAAATCTTTACGACAGCGGTTAAATGAAGCGATTCGGGACATGTACCCAAGAAATCGTTATCTAATAGAATTTCAATATGGCATCATTGGTGGTGTTCGCCGTCATCAATATTTTGATGATAGTATGTGGAAATGGGATGCAAACCTTCAAGATTGGAAAGGCGGGCGAGGCTTTGGGCGGATCAAAGATGGCGATAGCTTTTGTCTTCAAATCGGCCGCAAAAACTTTGAATCTGAGAAGATTTGGGGTTGGGAATCTGGGAACTATCTTGAAGATCACGTCTATGTCGTAATTGAAAATGGCGATTTCAAATTAAAACGGTATTGACAACTCGGGCGGCTTCGGTCGCCCATTTACAACAACGGATTTAACATGTACAAAATTCATATTTTCAAAAGAGCCAGTCAGGAGATCATTGAATACTTCTTCAATCAAATCTATGATCTATTAGCTAGCGATGATCCGCAAAAGGTCAAGACACACATTGAGAAGATCCAAGAGTTAGAGGCGAGGGGCTGCGTACAAATCCACAATACTTATTTAGATCGCTACACATTCCACGCCACAATCCACAAGCCAAACTCTGAAGGCTATACAGTGGCGATCAACAGCATAGGCCGCGCGTCTTGCACTTGCCCCTCATACGAGCACAGACACCACAAGAAAGGCGGATATTGCAAACACATCATTGCGCTCGCTCTGATGCTGGAGAAGCCACAGAACGCCAAAAATATTGCTGTACAAATCATGAAAAGTTGATATACAATGATTATCTTGATTGGATTGAGGGATCCGGTTAATGTTCTTTGAGGGCTGCGTCTATGGGGATTTGTGCGGCCCTCGCCCTTTTTAGAAATCGATAGGCGTGTCAATACTCACATAAATCTGATATAGTGCACGTATTGACAGGAGATAGCATGCTAAATCAGAAACAACCGCCCGCCTCTTCTAGCTGGATCAGTCGCCTTGTACCCTCGTTTATAGCCCGCGCATTTGGACAGGTGCAGACCAATCCAAAAGTGCCCGAGCACGGCGCAAGCTGGAGCACTGGTAACGGCGTTGCGCCTGTCTTCTCACCGCGTCAATCTATGGCTGTATTTGGCAAGCATGCCTATACTCACGCCTGTGTAACACGTGCCAGTCAAGACATTGCATCGTTGCCGATTAAACTGCTGAGAGGACAAGGAGAGGCGCAAACAGAGATCGACGATCATCCAGTGCTTGAACTATTCCGGCAGCCGTCTAGCATCACGGATGGCTATCTATTCCGTGAGCAGTTCATTGTGGATCTGATGATGACAGGCAATGTATACACGTTGATCGTTGGAGATCCAAAGAGTCCGACAAGCCTCTACAGACTGCACCCCGAAAGCGTGCGCATCATACCCGACCCGATCAAAATGATCGAGGGCTATGAATACAGCGACGGCGGCAACACTGCGATCTATCCACCCGAAAGAGTGATCCATATACGTAACGCCTCTTGGGATTATGGATCGTCTGGTGAGTTGTACGGATCGGGGATTGTTGAGGCATTGAACGAAGAGATCACAGCAGACATCAACGCACAACGCATGGCGAGCAGTGTAAGCAAGCAAGGGCGGCCGGATGTCCTTCTATCTCCTACTGATCCCGCTGACATATGGGACAGACGACGCAGACAGGAGATCATGCAGGCTTATAAATCCATGACTGAGAACGGCGGGGCGATGGCTCTCAGCGGAGGCATCTCTGTCGAATCTCTCAACCTATCCCCGCGCGATCTCGAATTCCAAGCACTGCGGGAGATGGTGCGAGAAAACATATCCGCCGTGTGTGGAGTGCCTTCAACCGTGCTCGGCTTGCCTGATGCAAACTATGCAACAGCAAGACAAGCTACGATCACATATTACGAGATCCAACAAAAGCGGGCGCGTAAACTGGAGCAGTTCATGACACGGATCGCCCAGCAATTCGATCCCGCGTTGCATGTCATGATCGACTTTACAGGCGTCGACGCGTTGCAGGCTGTACGGACTGAGAAACTAGAGCGAATAAGAATACACATTGAATCCGGCATGTCAGCCAGTGAGGCATATGCATACGAAGGCTTAACAGATTCGCCATTTGGAGAGACAGAGAGAGAAGAAAGCAGTCAGTCAGAAGAAGCGATCGAGCAGGCATTGACAGACCTAGTACAACGCGCCAAAGAAGACGAACTCGCCAAGATTGGAAACATGCAAGAGGCTTTCGACGAACTGCCGGACGCCACACAAACAGCACTCACCAAAAAGGCAACGGATCACAATGAAGACGTGAATCAAAACAAGGCAAAGACAACGACAAAGCTGCGGCTTGCTGTCGTATACTGGCGAGGGATCGGGGCTTTCCGCAACAATCCCGCAAGCGTCAGACCCTCCGTATCCAGTCCCCAACAATGGGCAATGGCTCGCGTCAACTCGTATCTTTACGCACTGAGAAACGGCAAATACAGAAGCGGCAAACATGATACTGATTTGCTGCCCAAAGATCATCCAATGTCAGGATCAGACGAAAAAAAAAAGAGTGACGCACTAGAAGAATTGGAGCGTCGAGAAATTAAAAGACTAGTTGTGCATATGGGCAGTGTAGGCGACGAAGATCCCACAAACTTCCCAAAGAACGGGGATGATCAGCAGGTTGCATTGCGCAATTCAGAGTTTGAACGATTCCCACATGACGAGGCTCAGGATTTAAAAGAGAATTGGCCCCAGATATGGGATAAGGGCGGCAATATCCTCGGTAACAAACAATACAATCGTCTGAAGCCCATTGCAGAACGTGAGAGCAGTATTGCGGAGACACGCACGGAAGAAGAGGCGATCCGATTGCGTGAAGCGTGGAGTGCTAGACACCTGAAAGACAAACTATTGGCGGGCGTTGTTGCTCAAATCAAATGGCTGACAGTTGGATCTCGTGGACTGTCTCACATGCGCAAAGTGATCAGCGATGAAAAGAAGCGACTCACAGAAAAGCGCGACCTATCGCAATCCATGACAAAAGCACAAAAGGATCTGTACTGGCGTCAATGGATGAAAAAGCAAGTCGTACCGGCTGAGCGTACAATGAGGAGAGCTGTTGAGATTTACCTTGATGATGCTGCGGATCGATATGCAAGACGAGCGGAGACACTAACACAGGCAATCATAAACCAGCAACAAAGCAAAGCGATCGACTATACGACGATACTCGGACGCGTGGCAGAAATCACACAGATTCAAAAAGTGATCGGGCGCGCATATCGGACTATCTTTGTGTTGACTGGAAATGATACGGTCGGGCTGTTGTACGACATGACAGGCAAAACAAAACCGCTGGATCTTCTATTTGGCGAGCGTCCAATTATGGAGCGTCAGATCTTGACAATGGCGAA